AAGGTCTTCCTTGGACTTCACAACAGGTACCATAGTAGAACGACAGTTCCAGTGTAACGGGGGTTGAAAACGCTTGTCATCAACTTTATACACTTGGCCATTGTGGTGAGTACAGATAGGGCTTGTTCTACCATCTAGGATAGCAGTAAACATGTAGCCTTCTAGGACTTCTTCATTAGCTTTCATCACTTGATTCATCGCATCAGTCTGCGTTGTAGTGATAGATGTTCTTGTTAGTGTTTTAGCTTGATGTTCTGTTATCTTAGTTGTCTTCATGACATCTTGGATAATCTCATCTTGGGTTAAACCCTTAGCTAAGCCACCTTTGACTTTAGATTGAATACGTACTAACTCACCAGAACCAATATTCTTCATATTGCCTTTTAGTGTACGAGTACCTTTAATCTGTGGTCCAGTTATTTCTGCCAGAAGCGCTGTTGTCTTTGGCTTTTGTGTTCTATAGAACTTCTTGATTTCTGTATCAAGGTTGTTCTTGTGAAAGACCTTCTGTGAGTTGGAGAACTCTGACAGACTCTTCGTATTGTGAGACTGGAGTTCCTTAGTAAAGCGAGTTACTTCTGGTTTCACATCAGCTCGAATATCCCCTTTAAGGAGGTCTCTTAGATTATTTCTGTGGGTCTTGATAATAGTGCGGTTTCCCTTTTGAACACCATTCTCATATAGACGGACGTCACCAGCATGGTCAACAATCCTGTCAAATAGTTTTTCGTTAATAGACATTTTTGTCCCTCCATTACTATAATTCGTGGATAGGCAGTTTAAAGACTTGCCTAGGTCTTATAGTTTACTCTTCGTCCAAGTTTATGTCTGCATCTGGTGTCTTGTTTACCAGAGGGTCAGTTTGTATTTCTTGGATTGCTTCTTCATCATTGTAGTCAGCTGGTAAGAAGTCGTTATACTTAGCAACATTAACAAATGTCTCACGAGAGATAATACCAGACTGGTACCATTCAGAGATAAGACGCATAGCACCTTCACCACCAACCATGGGTGAGAAGTCTGCTGAGAGTTGGAACATAACATCATTACCCGAAAGGTCAAGGTTATATTTCCAGTTTAACATAAACGCAATTATCTCTTGCATAGTACCAGAGATTTTAGCGTTAAGCGTTCCGAGTTGTGCTGTTTGAGAAGCATTACGAATCTCAAGCGCTACACCAGAAGCAGCTTGCTCTGGAGACAACATACGGATACCCATCTTAGCCATCTCTTCAACGGTAGCTGTAATAGCTCTGTCCATATCAGAAAGTGCGCCTGTGGGGGTTTCAAGTACAGTAATAGATTCGTCTTTGCGAACACGTAGCCAAGTACCAAGACCTGCACCTACTAGTTCTTCAAATTCTTCATCTGTCATATCAGACTGGACAACAGGAGTATAAGTTGCGGCACCATACAATAGGTGGTTGCGGCGAGATACTTTGTTGTAGAGTGATACTTCACGGTCAACCAAGGGCATGAGTACTGGCTCAACAGGTTGAAGCTGACCATTCAAAGGCCAAGCAGGGATGGAGTTTAGACGTTCACCGAATTTCATCGGAGTTACTGTGTTAACTTTAATAAAGCCTGATTCCACTGAGTCATCATACTCTTGACGTAGTTCGCCGTTAACGGAGTCTACTGAGTGGTTAGGGTCTTTACGTTGATAGTAGTCCAGCACCAGCAAACCTTGTTCATCAAGATAGTGGTCACATACAGTATCAACAAAGTTAGGATGCCAAGGGTTATCATCAGAATATTCTTCACTGATATAACGTGTAGTCCAACGTGATAATTGTTTAATTCGTGTAATTGGGTGTGGTTTGATTTGTACGTTAATTACGTTCTCTGCCTTCATAACGACAGGGTACGGGGATATCTTCATACGGTCTTCAGGAGTCATCATATCAAATTCAGCTTCTGAAACTTCAGGAGAATCAACATACACCCAACAACGTGAGGTTTGTAGTTCTTCCCAGATAGCTTCATCTAAGAAGTTGAACATAGAAGCACCATCGAGAGTAAAGTCTTTAGTAAGCCAGTCATAGGTTTCTTCAGGTAACGAATCAGGTAACTCAAGTGTAGATGGTTTACGTAGAAGAGCAGATATCAATACACGAGCATACTGAGTAGTAAGACCGGGTAGTTCTGATTCTGCTTTGTAGAAGTCATATTGTTGTTGTGTCATGCTAGGTGAGAACGGGATAAGCAAGTTAGCATAATCATGTTCAATGTATTCATCATGAGCTTTGGCATGAGCCTGTCCTTGAAGAACACTACGGGATTTCTTCCAGAGTGGTTTTAGAGACAGGTAAGATGCTGAAGGTGTTTCTACACCACGCTTATGTGAACTAGCAGCTGTTTTAACTAGTGACATATAATTACCTCATTATTAGATTAATAGGCACTATGCCTTTATTGTTGTAGTTAGTATTATTATATTAAAAGATACACAATACATAATATACCTTTAAATATAATTATAGATATATATTAAGGGGGCCATAGGGTCATTATTCCGCCCTATTATTTCCTATATAAATAAGGGTAGACCCACCGGGTTTAATCCCAGTGAGCCTCCTCGAAGTAGAGGACTGTCAGACTTAGTCTGTCCTCGTTATATCATTATTCCGCCCCATTTATTCTTTAGGCAACTCGAAGTGAGGCCCATCGATAAATGGTTTACGACCCTGTGATTTTCTCAATGAAACATAGGCGTTATGAGCTTCTGTTCCTGTGTGCTTATCTAGATTGTGTGTCCAAGCACCACCCCAACGAACTTTAATATTTAGTTCTTTAGAGGCCAGAGCAAAGGCATTAGCAATCTTAATGTAGTCTTGGATGTCCCAACTTACCTTACCGTTTACATAAGCAACAACGTCTATAGCCATTCCGTCTTGATGACGAGAACGTTTAGCTTGGGACTTGCCTTGTATACGTAGTTGGTTCTGTTCAGCTTGAGTACGAAGACCACAAGTGATTCCGAAGTCAACCGGGCTATAAGATAGAGCCAGATGACAAACACGAACTAAGTCATCTTCTACACCCTGAAGCTTCTGTAAAGACCGTGAGCCAAACTTCCATTCGAAGCGGGCTACAGGTTTTGCCTTAGCCATGTACTTAGGTGTGTTATCATCCTTACTAAACATTGTTGTTAACTTGTCTTGTAGTTTTGTAAACTTCATTTTATTGCTTCCAATTATCTATCATCTTCTCACCCGAACGGCCCACTACATAGCCGCCAACGCCAATAGTCAACAGGGACCAAAGCTCTTGAGGTAATTCTAGTGTAATCATTTCAGGGTAGAAAATACGGATTATAGGGAATAAAAGATAGTTACAAGCAATGATAAGTACAACGACCATCATAAGCAGAGGACGCCAAGCGGATGTTAACCAATTGCCTGAGTTTGCTTCTGCTAAGACAATCTTTCCACGCATAGCTTCAAGACTATCTGTATGCTCTAATAGTGCTAGTTTAACTTCTTTCTCAATTAGATTAGCTTTATCACTATCGGGGACAAGGCGCTTAACCAAGTCCCCAACAATGGGAGCTAAAACTGGTATCAGTTGTAGCATTAATATTTCTCCTTACTGTGGTGGCGTTGGCCACACTGGTGTTTTAGGGTCTACTGTGTTACTAGGTAAGTTTCTCAGAGCCTGTCGATAAGTAGCCCATGCAGCTTGATTAACTTGTGCATCGGGTACTTGCGTCCAATCACTACTTTTCAACTCTAAGTTTCTTTCATACCGAAGCTTAGCCCATAACCTGTCATTGTCCTGAACCCAAGTTAAAGTTGCTAAATCAAAGGTTGTTGGATACAGAGGTTTTTCTGGAAGTCCGTATGGTTGCCCGTTCTGTATAATATACTCATTCGGGCTATACTCGCCTTCAATCCAAGCCTCGCCGCTTTGACAGTTCATTTCAACGTCAGTTTCTTGAACAGTTATAGTACGGTCAATAAGCCCAGTTGCTGTTTTGTAAATAGTTACAGTAGTCATCGTTTTACCTCCAATGCAGTAATAACCCTATCAGTAGCATATGTAGCTGTAGTACTAAGCTGCGCCCGTTGCATATCGACCCTATAGGTGACAGACCCTGCGCTGTTGCCCGTATCCATATACGACCCAGTAAAAAAGTTTGTAGAAACAATATAGGGGCTATAAGTTAGGCCACTATACCCAGCTTCAAGTCTATAAATTAAGGTGTTATTTCTGTATAACTTGAAGGGCATCCTGACGCCGATTTCGCCGGTGGTTTCCTCAAGTACAAATGACCAAGTAATTAAAACACTTTCACCTGTAGATGTAAAAGTGAGAGTTGCTACTGTGTAGTCTTGGTAAGCAGTTGTAAATTGTAACAGGTTGTTGTTCACACTTGTCGTAGGTATGGTAACTGCCCGACCCGCAATTTTTAGAGTATCAACTGCTGCATTTTTGATGTTAGCGCTTTCAATAACAGCATTACTAATCTGAGCTGTGTTAGTAATAATCCCAGAAGTTGCCAGCAAGCCACCTGTAATGGTGTTGGCGACAATATTGTTACCTGTGATTGTTTGACCACTAATTTCATTACCGGTAATTTCATTTGCACCAATCTTGTCACCAGTAATAGTACCAGCCGCAATCTTATCAGCAATAATAGCACCAGCATCAATCTTTGCAGATGTGATAGCATTGGCGGCAATCTCGTCTGATGTGATAGCCCCCGCTGCAATGTTACTTGCCGCAATCGTATCTGCTGCGATTTCACTTGAAGTGATAGCCCCTGCTGCAATGTTACCAGCAGTAATTGTATTAGCTGCAATTTGAGTAGCTGTTACAGAGTTGGCTGAAAGCTCATCTGATGTAATAGTCCCCGCTTCAATGTTACCAGCGGTAATTGTATTCGCTAGAATTTCAGCTGAAGTAATAGTACCGGCAGCAATCTTAGAAGCTGTAATAGTATTAGCTGCAATTTGAGTAGCTGTTACAGAATTTGTAGCCAACTCAGTTGAAGTAATAGCACCTGCTTCAATGTTACCAGCGGTAATTGTATTAGCCAGAATTTCAGCTGACGTAATAGTACCAGCAGCAATTTCAGCGGCTGTAACGCTGTTAGCTGCAATTTGAGTAGCTGTTACAGAGTTCGCAGCTAGCTCAGTTGAAGTAATAGCACCTGCTTCAATCTTTTCTGTAGTAATTGCACCTGCTATAATCTTTGCAGAAGTTACAGCCCCAGCATCAATCTTATCAGTTGTGATAGCATCTGCGGCAATCTCGTTAGCTGTAACTGCACCTGCTGCCAACTTGCCCGTTGTGATTGCACCTGATGCAATTTCAGAAGCAGTGATAGCTCCAGCAGCGATATTACCCGCTGAGATAGTATTGGCTGCAATTTCGCTAGCCGTAATTGAACCCGCTGCTATTTCAGATGCAGTGATTGCACCCGCTGCAATCTTGGGTGTTGTAATGGCATCTGAGGCAATCTTAGTCTCAGTAATAGCGTTTGCGTTAATTAAGTCTGATGTGATTGCATTATTTGCGATTTTTGATGTCGTAACAGCATCACTGCCTATTTTAGCTGATGTAATGGCAGAGTTTTGAATCTTGATAGAAGTAACAGCATCAACACCTAACTCTGTCGCTGTAATTGCACCTATGGCAATATTAGCGGTATCTACGGCATTAGCACCAATCTTTGTGTTAGTTATAGCTCCCGCTGCAATTATATCAGCAGTAACAGCATCATTAGCCAGCTTCGCTGTAGTTACAGCATTAGCACCAATCTTTGTGTTAGTTATAGCTCCTGCAGCAATTACAGCAGCAGTAACAGCCTCGTTAGCCAGTTTAGCTGTTGTAACAGCATCAGTACCAATCTTTGTGTTGGTTATAGCTCCAGCGGCAATAACGTCACCTTGGATTGCATTCACAGCTATCTTAGCGTTAGTAACGGCGTCATCGCTTAACTTTAGCGTATCAATTAGGCCATCTGGTATTTGTGCATCTGCAATAGACCCCGCTAAGTCACTGAAGTCCTCAGCACCGCCAACGACTTGTTCCCAAGCACTACCTGACCATTGATACAGTTTACCATCGTTTGTATTAAATATTTTCTCACCTGTGAAACTACCAGAGGCGGGGAGACCAGCAGAATCTTGAATAGCATAAAGACCTTGGTCCTTAAATATCTGGTAAACACCGTTAGCAAAGTCAGGGTCATCGAGGTAAGTTGTAGTTGCAGAAGCAACGTTACTAAAACCTGATACGTTACCTGCGTTATCTACTGCTTGTACGTAGTAGTACTTAGTTACATCGAGACCTAAGCCCGACCTAGTGTAAGTATTACCAAGAGTAGTGGCAATCCTAGTTCCACCAGTAGTGCTGTTAGCTGTGTTCTCATAAATCTCAACGAAGGCTAAATCAATATCAGCCGGGTTATTCCATTCTAAAGAGATATACTTAAAGTTACCTGTAGCAGTCAGGAGTGTAGGTAGTCCAGGTACAGTAGTATCACCACCGATAGTATGTATTACAGTAGCAAAGGCACTATATTGTCCAGTGTTGCTGATAGCTCTGACTTGAAAGTCATACTCTTCACCAGTCTTCAAACCTGTTATGGTATGAGTAAGTTGATTAGTGCGGTAAGAGTTGTAAGTATCATCAGTAGATACCTTGTACTGTATCTCATAATTACGAACCGAAGCATCATCTGAAGCGGGCCATTCAAGCTTTACAGCGGAAGAAAAGATACCATCAGGGTTCACAAAACCAGTGTCGGTAGCTGTAATAGAAGCAGGGCCGGGAATTCTAGAATCAACACCAGCAATAGTAGTATAAGCTTCGTTATCGGCTACGTTCCAAGCAAGAAATTCAGAGGAGAATTTATAACCAGTTAATTTAGCTGTTAGGTCTTCTGATACTTCAATGCTTTCTACACGGAATATTTCTCCGTCCAGTCCTTGTGAGTCTAATGTAACACTAAAGAAGTCACCAGGTTCTAAGGTAAGACCTTGTTTGCTAACTGTCAAAGATATGGTGTACATATCTCTAGACTGTCTAACCATCTGCTCCGCTTTAGCAAGGGCGTGGTAGGGGTCTGAACATCCTTCGAAGAATAAATCTGAGCTTAATAGTTGCCCGTTGTCTTCGTTTTCATATGTACTATAAACAGAGCCACCCTTAGGAGGCCAAGACTTAGAGTCTTCTTTGAAGTCCTCATGTTCGTTTAGATAACGTACAGTGACATGGTTAAAACGTTCTGACAAAGGAGTCCAGCTTATATCAACATCATCACGTATAATTGTATCTTCATCAAAGTGATGGGTAGGGTCAATCAAAGCGTTAAGTGCGGTTTCATCTGCAGGGTATTCTAGAAGCAGTTTATACTGACCTTCAGAAGACCATACTAATTCGGCCAAGCCCATAGTCTGTAGGATTGTCTCTATGTTGTCACGTATCTTGTTACTTGTGTCAATAGCTATGTTACACTCATAAAGAGTTACATTTCTGCTAGTGGAAGAAGCAGAATACGATGAATACAAACCAGTAGAGTTGGTCCATTTAAACAGATTACCTGTGTCTGCTGCTTGGTACAGATTTGACTCTTCACCTACATCGGGGAAGTCAGACTGAGTATCAAAGTCTAGAACAGGCTTAAAGTTATTTATACGACCGAATGCTTCCGCATTAGTTAGAACCGTAGTATCACAGATGGTTGCAGCATTATAAAAACTTTCTAGGTCTATGTCTGAAGTTGAGAGACCTTTACCAAAGTCTGCATTCAGCATATAGTCTAAGAGACACAAAGCAGGGTTGTTAGAATACGTGTAAGTCCCACTTAGAGAGTAAGTACCTGCATTATTAAGGATTGCACGCACCTTACGACCTTTGACAAAGTATTCAGCAGTAGGAATACCATTATAGTTTGGCTCTTCGCGGTTAAGGCGATACACAGAAGTAGCAAAAGCTGTACCAGTAAATATATTAGTGCTTGGAATACCATTAGCTGTTGCTAAGGGTTCTGCGGAACCACCATTATTGTTGATAACAATTCTGTGCTTAAACTTTGCTTCTTCTAAGTTATAGGACTTGCCATCAACATGGACATACTGAACACCCTCAATACCATCTTGACAGAGAGCTGTCTGGACCGTAAGAAACTCACTCTTAGTACCTGTTACATCGGTTGTACCGAGGTTTTCGTCGAAGATGGTTGCGTTAGCCCCTGAGGCTGCATAGGTGTAGTCTTTGCTAACCTTATGCTTTACTTCAATGCCACCGACCATCTGCTTACCATAAATAACAGGAAGTGTTTCAGCTCTACCTCTAACGGTAGTACGGAAGCCCCGGCGTTTATCCGCTTCGGCCTCCATTTTCTTTTTCATTTTCTTTTGTTGCGTAATTTGATACGCTGTCGATACAACAAAGAGAACGGCTTGTAAGATAGAAATACCCATATTACGTCTCCACTACATTAGATTGGTTAAGTTTACCCCATTTAATTTCAATAGCACTGCTCTCGTAAATCTGGTCAAAGGATGTGTCAGTCGAAGACTTTTGGTCCATACCATCTCTAGATGTTATAAAGCTGTTTACCATATCGAGGTCTGCTAGCGCAGAGGTGCCTTCAAAAGAAACAACCTTCTTGTCCCAGTCATTAGTGATAGTAGGGGAGTCCACATACCCTTTATAGACTGATAGAACATCGGCAGGTGTTACGATGGGGCTACCATCGGTGTCTAAGAAGCCTAACTTTACTTCAATAGGTTTACCAACTACATTACTTTCAATTTCGGCCTTCATGGCATTCAGGTTATCAATAACAACAATCCTGTAAGCTTCTCTGTCAATGACAGAAGAGAACTTAGGTGAGTCAACCTCAAACAAACCACCGTTAGCACTATAGGTATTGCCATCAAAGAAGATGTCTTGCCCGTGGCTGGTGATGTAGTAGTTAGAATTAAAGCTCAACTTAATCAGGAAGAAAAATTTAATGTTGTCTGAAGCTAGTACAGCTTCTACTACACTACTAAAAACTCTCATTATATTGCCTCGATAATTGTGACTGTACCTGAGCTAGCAAGGATACCGTCTTGAAAAGTTACTCCACGAAGGTCATCAATATCTCTGTAGTAGCTGATTACAGCGTTGGCTACAGTAGAGTATGTTAAACCAGAAGGTGGGGTGGGGTATAGGTTATTAGCTAGAACACTAGATGCATCCTCTTTGACCATATATACTTTACCATTACTTCCTGTTACAAAAGCACCTTTAGGAAAGTTAACAGTACCCAGTCTATCATTAACAGTCTGAAGCTGTATCATAGGCATTGTCTTAACAGTGTCAAAGTTGCCAACAGCAGCAAGTAAGTCAGTCACATCATTACTAGCTGTTTCAAAACTTAGTTCCCAACGTTGTACGTTCTGAGATGCTCTTTGTTTCTGTAACGATATTGTATCAACATCAAACATAGGTTCATTAGACGCTATGGTGAGCGGTGCCAAAATATCTTGGCCTTCAAATTGGTATTTCATAGTTTAAATCCTTTTAATAGGTCTACCTAGTACATTGAGTGACTCTTTTATCTTAATAGGTCTTTTCTCAATTACTCCAGTGTTAAATTCGCAAGTAGAAACCCAACAGCCATTAGAGGCTATCATCGCTGTCCCTATGTTATTTCGAAGGAATTCAAAAGCAATATCACCATATTTGGGTCTTGTTCCTGTGACTATTTTATAACCACATTTATTCATTAGGGTTGCAACATCGTTGTACCCTGCCTTCTTAATCTTAATTAGAAACTCTCTGGAGTCTCGATAACTAAAATCACTAAGGGGAGATTCTTTTTGTGTTAGTGCTTTAGTATACTCTACAGCGAGAGCAAAGCAATCATTTACACCACGAGTGTATGTGTCTAATCCCGTGGTTCTTTCGTCAATTATAGTCTTAGCCGTGTTCATTGCCACGGTTATCTCTTCTACTGTGTAATACATTTCTCTCTCCTACAGAGTGGCACAGAGAGCAACGATAAGAGGTCTTCGATGAGTACCCCCATCAAACGCACCTAACGTCACTCTCTGTGTATCTTTACATATCCTCTTCGATAAACAATCTTACTAAGTCGGCTACAATATCGCTCCGAACAATATCTTCTACACCAAACTGAATTACAGGTAAATCAATACCAGCGTTATTCACTTTACGTGCAAAGTTAACCAAGTCTCTACCGTCTTTAACATCTGACTGAGCAGGGTCACCCATAAGTACTAACTTAGAGTTCTGACCTAAACGTGTAGTAATAGCCTTTAATTCGTCCATACAAAGGTTCTGTGCTTCATCAACTAAGACTAGCGCATCCTCATAAGAACGTCCACGGATTGTTTCGATGGGCTGTATTTCAATTTCACCTTTGGTTAGCATGTATTCATACTTGCCTTTACCAAAAGCCTTCGTTAAGACTTCTAACATTGGCATAAGCCAAGGCGTCATCTTTTCTTCTATAGTACCGGGGAAGTGTCCCAGTGATTTTCCTGTTGGAACGTTAGCTCTTGTCAATACAATCTTTTTGTATTTACCCTTCATAAATAATTGAGCAACGGTCCCTGCACTGCAATATGTTTTTCCTGTACCTGCACAACCCATAGTGACCGTAATTGGACACTCCTTAATAGCATTAATTAAGTCATCTTGCTTCTCGTTCTTAGGGAGAAGATGGAATGATGTTGGCAGCTTGTGAACGTTATTAGCCTTGCGTTCTACTTCTTCTCGCATATACTTAGGCATTTTAGCGTTCTGTTTAACCGAATAACGTGATTGCTTTTTGGACATGAAGGTTCCTTAAGTGTTTGAGTTACAGGGAGGCGGTATCATTATTCCGCCCTTTTTATTATAACGCAGGGCCATTACAGCCCCGCATTTGTATTATGGTTTGACAGGCCAGTCCGCATCAGACAGGTGAGGCCAACTAGCGTGTGAAGTGATATCACGGAGAGCTTGACGATATACTGTCATGTTAGCATCCATTACTACGTCTGTGAGAGCGTAGAAGTCGGTTGCTGCTATGAGTTCATCACGCTTCTTGCGATTAGACTCAGCAGCTTTAGCATCAAGTGTAACCTGATATACAGCCTCATGCTCAGCTTTAGTTGTGACATTACCTTCTTCGTCAGTTGTATCAGCAAACATATCTACTGCTGTGTACTCAATCATCCAGTGGCTAGCGATGATGTCTTCACCAACCATGTCAGGCATAGGTGCATCATCTTCTGTGTACTGACCAATGACAGGACGTGTGGGTAGAGCATTGCGCTGTACTGTCTGGTAAACCCCTGGAGTAGGTTTTGGCCCCTCTAGTACGCTAACCATGCCATACTTCTGCATAACACCTTGTGTGATGCTCTTAGGAAAAGATACGTTAGGGTTATCCTTGCGGAGTTGACCTACTGAATACGGGAACTTCTCTGCTGTTCCACCGTTAATTTTAGCATACATGTTGTGTTCTCCTTGTTATGCTATTGTGTTTTATGCTGCAGTATACTGATGTACAGTATTACTAAACCCTACGTAAAACTTACTACCATCCGGGTGGAAAGTAAGATTATAAGAGTTCGTACCTTGAGCATTGTAACTAAAAGATATACTGTCGTAAGATGCTGTAGAAATATCCCACGCAGTAGAAAGGCTGTACTGGTAAATATTATCCCCAGTAATACCGTTGGTATATAATTTTAAACCGTCAGAGCTTAGATATAAATCTGTAGCTACAGAGTCTTGACTATTAGTAAGAAAACTCTTGCTATCGTATGTAGCTGTAGAGATATCCCACGCAGTAGATAGCGACCACTGCACAGCAACATCTGTAGAGTTCATTAGGTACATCTTAGTCCCGTCAGGTTTGAAGTGAATACCTGTAAAGTTATTACCCGAAGAAGTCATAGATTTGAATGCAGTATAAGAAGCTGTAGATACATCCCAGGGGGTAGAAAGCGCATACTCAAGAACACCATCATTACTGCTTCCACTTATGAACATCTTAGTGCCCTCGGGGTCAAACCGAATACCCGCAGGGTTTGACTCCGTTATGCCAGAGTTTAAGGTAAACGACTTATTGTCATAAGAAACTGTTGATATGTCAAAAGGAGTAGAACAAGAGTACTGATAGACACTGTAGGTACCACTATAAACACTGTAAAACTTAGTACCGTCTGTACTAAAAGTAATACCAGTCCCTGACTGACCTGTACTTAATGTACCTGATGTTTCGGCGGTAAAGGTGTCAATATCATAACTAATCCACTGGATAGGTGCCTCCGCACCAGCGAATAAACCCATAATACTTGCTATATTACTCATTACGCTATCTCCTCTGCGGCTTTCCTGCCATAATACGTTGTACCACCATCTGTTGTAACAAACGCATACAACTCTTTTGATGCTGTAACTGTTGGTGCCGTAGCCTCATGCCACTTCACACTGTCAGGCCATGTGATTGTACGACCACCTGTGTTCACTACCTCTACAGAAAAACCTATAGCATTACCTGATGCTGGTGGGTTAGTGAACGACACAGTAGTTGCACCGCTAGGGGTGAGGCTGAATGTAGTACCAGTGGATAGGTCTAGGGTTTGTGTGTATGATACTGTTGAGTATTGGAAAACAGAGTTATTAACCTCACCAACAATAAACATCTTAGTCCCGTCAGGTTTAAGGAATATCGCTTGTGGTTCATTATCTTGAGCAGATACATCAAGGAGCTGTGAGAAAGATGCTGTAGAAATATCCCAAGCTGTACTTAGACTGAATTCGTTTACTTCACGCCCATTAGTGCCAGTAATGTACATGCTTAAACCGTCAGATTTAAAAAATATTGATGTTGCATAAGATTCTTGAGAAGATACAGAAAATAATTGAGAGTAAACTGAAGTTGTTATATCCCAAGCTGTACTTAGATTGAATTCGTTTACTTCATCCCCACCATTGCCAGTAATGTACATCTTAGTACCATCAGGTTTAAAAAAGAGTCCTGTTGGATTAGATTCTCTATTACCTACATAAAAGTTTTCTAAGTAAACTGCTGTAGATACATCCCAAGCTGTAGTTAACCTATATGCATTTATGTCTTTTCCTAAATTACCCACAACATACATCCTAGTACCATTGGGATTAAAGAAAAGTGCGAGTGGATAAGTCTCTTGAGAAGATACAGAAAATGACTGAGAATAAACTGAAGTTGTTATATCCCAAGCTGTACTTAAATTGTATTCATTAACATCGTCTCCACCTAGCCCAAGAACATACATTTTAGTGCCGTCGGGTTTAAAGAAGATTGCCACTGGATTAGTATCTTGAGGGTGTACACTAAAACTAACGCTATCATAACTAGCACCAGAGATATCATACCCCACAATACCAATGGTCCCAGTACCGTTACTTCCTAAATACCTTGTGGCACTAAGGCCATTTTTAATTTTAAAAGCTTTCATAGATTCACTCTCCTCTATTAGCTTGCGTTGTCTATTGACTTAACACCAGTGTATGTTGTTCCACTATCGTTAGTCGTGAATGTAAATACGTCTGTCTCACCATTAGCAGGGGCAGCAGGTGCTATACCACCAGCCCACTCTATTGAGCTAGGCCATGTGAGGGTTGCGACGGAGGATGAGCCAATGTCGTATTCACTTACGGCATCTCCAATAACTCCAACAATATACATCTTAGTACCATCAGGCTTGAAGGATACCCCTGTTGGAGCAGTATCTTGAGCCGCTACACTAAAGTTCTGATTATAAGAAGCTGTAGATATATCCCAAGCGGTACTTAGGTCATATTCGTTTACGTCATCACCAACAGCTCCAGCAATATACATCTTAGTACCATCAGACTTGAAGGATACCCCTGTTGGGCCAGTATCTTGAGAAGAAACACTAAAGTTCTGAAGGAAAGATGCAGTAGAAACATCCCAAGCCGTGCTTAAATCGTATTCGTTCACGTCTACGCCAGCGGACCCAACAATATACATCTTAGTACCGTCAGGCTTAAAGAAAATACTTTGGGGGAAAGTATCTTGAGAAGAAACACTAAAGTTCTGAAGGATAGATGCAGTAGAAACATCCCAAGCGGTGCTTAGGTTGTACTCGTGTACTCTATCTGAACTACTCCCAGTAATATACATCTTAGTACCGTCAGTCTTAAAGAAGAGACCTTGTGGGCCAGTATCTTGAGCCGATATACTAAAGTTCTGGTTATAGGAAGCTGTAGATAAATCCCACGCTGTGCTTAGGTCATATTCGTTTACGTCATCACCACTTTCTCCCGTAATATACATTTTAGTGCCGTCAGGTTTGAAGAAGAGGTCTCGTGGGCTAGTCTCTTGAGCCGCTACACTAAAGTTCTGACTGTAGGATGCAGTAGAAATATCCCAGTTGTTTGTGATAATAACATAACCAGTAACCTCTAGCTGAAACGCTTGCACATCCCCTGCATTACTAAAGGTGTATGTCGTATCAGCAGCTAGTGTGTCATCGAAGTAGTTGCCTGTGGAGAAGTCTAGTTCTGCTGTGGTTAGGGTTGTGGAGTATTGGTAGATGGAGTCGTTAATATTACCTAACACAAACATCTTAGTGCCATCAGTGTTTAAGGCTATGTCAAGAGGAGCAGTATCCTGACCAGATACACTGAAGCTAACGCTGTCATATGAGGCTGTGCTCAGGTCAAAAGCCGTGGAAAGGCTGTATTGGTAAACACTGCCGTTGGTGGCCCCAACCATATACATCTTAGTTCCATCAGCGTTGAAGGCTATGCTGTAAGGGGAAGCATCCTGACCAGATACACTTAAGAAAACGCTATCGTATGAGGCTGTGCTTAAATCAAAGGCAGTGGAAAGGCTGTATTGGTGCACCCTGTTGTTGCCTGTCCCAACCATATACATCTTAGTGCCAACATTGTTAAAGGCTATGCCACGAGGACTAGTATCCTGATTTACTACATATAAGTTAACGCTATCGTATGAGGCTGTGCTTAAATCAAAGGCAGTGGAAAGGCTGTATTGGTATACCCTATCGTTGCCGTACCCAACAATATACATCTTAGTGCCAACATTGTTAAAGGCTATGCCAGAAGGATTAGCGTCCTGACTATTTACACTGAAGCTGACACTATCATAGGAAGCTGTGCTTAAGTCAAAAGCTGTAGAAAGAGTGTATTGGTAAACACTGTCACTAAGGGGGCCAACCATATACATTTTAGTGCCATCATTGTTGAAGGCGAAGCCAAAAGGAGCAGTATCCTGACCAGCTACACTAAAACTAACATTATCATAACTAGCACCAGCAAGGTTGTACCCCTCTTGACCAGAGCCAATAGTACCTACTGTAACCTTAGTGTCCTTGCCTACAACGACAGGGCCATTCACTACGAAGTCTTTATCATTAGCCATTACTTAGCTCCATCTATAGCTTGTACGGCTTGGTATGTAGTACCACCGTCTGTCGTGTTGAATGTTATTACGTCTGTTTCACCGATAGCGGGTGCTGTAGGTGCTGTACCGCCAGACCACTGTAGGGCTGAATCGTATGTGATGGTTGCTGGTGTAGCTGTGTAGTACTCATATACACTGTCGCTGCCGTTCCCAACCATATACATCTTAGTGCCACTATTGTTGAAGTCTATGCCTAAAGGAATAGCCTCCTGCCCAGCTACGCTAAAACTAATACTATCGTATGAGGCTGTACTTAAGTCAAAAGCTGTGGACAAGCTGTATTGATATACATTGTCACTAAGATTCCCAACCATATACATCTTCGTGCCGTCATTGTTGAAGGCTATACCGAAAGGAGCAGTATCCTGACTAGCTACACTAAAGCTGACACTGTCATATGAAGCGGTACTTAAGTTAAAAGCTGTAGAAAGAGTGTATTGATGCACACTGTCACTGGAAACCCCAACCATATACATCTTAGTTCCATCAGTGTTGAAGGCTATGCTGTCAGGAGAAGTATCCTGACCAGATACACTGAAGCTGACACTATCATATGAAGCTGTACTTAAATCAAAAGCTGTAGAAAGAGTGTATTGATATACACTGTTATTTGTGTCGCCTAACATATACATCTTACTACCATCATTATTGAAGGCTATGTACTGAGGACTAGTATCCTGACTAGTTACACTAAAACTAACACTGTCATATGAAGCTGTGCTTAAGTCAAAAGCTGTAGAAAGAGTGTATTGATATACACTGCCACTGGAAAACCCAACCATATACATCTTACTGCCATCATTGTTGAAGGCTATACCTAAAGGATTAGCATCCTGACTAGCTACACTAAAGCTAACACCACTATAAGCAGCATTACCTAAGTCATATCCAGCAGAAGAACCCCCATCCAACAACAACGTAGCACCACTAGATGTCCCACTAGCAGCAGGGTTGGTTAGTGTTACCTGTACGTCAGACGTTGGGGTGTAATCAAAGACTGAACCTGTGGATAGGTCTAGTTCTGCTGTGGTTAGGGTTGTGGAGTATTGGTAGACTGTGTCGCCGGAATACCCAACTATATACATCTTACTGCCATCAGTGTTGAAGGCAATACCTGCAGGACTAGAGTCCTGACTATTTACACTGAGGATAACACTGTCATAAGAGGCGGTACTTAAGTCAAACCCTGTAGACAAACTGTATTGGTAAACACTTTTAGTTATGAAGCCTACCATATACATCTTAGTACCATCACTGTTGAAGACTAGGCCGAAAGGAGCAGTATCCTGACCAGCTACGCTGAAGCTGACACTATCATATGAAGCGGTACTTAAATCAAAAGCTGTAGAAAGAGTGTATTGATGCACACTATCGGTATCATACCCGACAATATACATCTTAGTACCATCACTGCTGAAGTTTATACCAGTAGGAGCAAGTTCCTGACCAGCTACACTGAAGCTAACACTATCATATGAAGCTGTGCTTAAGTCAAAAGCTGTAGAAAGAGTGTATTGGTAAGCATTGTCATTAGTACTCCCAACTGTGTACATCTTACTACCATCGTTGTTGAAGGCTATGCTACGAGGAACAACCATATGGTCCGTTACACTGAAGCTGACACTATCATAGGAAGCTGTGCTTAAATCAAAAGCTGTAGAAAGAGTGTATTGGTAAACACTGTCATTTATGTTGCCTACTATATACATTTTAGTGCCGTCATTGTTGAAGATTATGTCGTAAGGAGTACCATCCTGACCAGCTACGCTGAAGCTGACACTATCATAACTAGCAGAAGCTAAACTATACCCCACACTCCCAGACACAACTGTACCCAAAGTCTCGTGATAGACCGTGGGTTGAATACCGTTCTTTACTTTAAAATCTTTATTATTTGACATAGTTCACTTTCCCTACGTTAAAATTGTTAAAAGGAGACCCCCCGTAGGAGCCTCCCTAGTAGTTTATATTGCTGTAAAGGTTACTAAGTAAACCTTAGAAGTAGCGTCAGCACCTGTGGCTAAGATACGAATATCAGAACCACTAATGTCAACATCAAAAGAAGCCAAAGAAGAACCAGTAGATACTGTACCATACTCTGTAGCGTAAGCCGTTGTACCATCATGTGTGATAAGTATTTCAGTTACGTGACGAGCAGTTCCTTCAACTACGCTAATGAAAGCTTTAACACCAGAGAAAGATGCATGAGCAAACGTAGCGATAGACGTCTCTGTTACTGTTGCTAGAGTAGCAGTTTGAGAACCCAGACCACCAGCAGCATCAGCCCAAACAGCTACACCAGAAGCGGAGTAGGTCAGGACTTGGTCAGCTGCACCACCTGTTGGGATGTGGTTATTACCATCACCTGTTGGGTGTACGTAGAGGTTAGCACCTGTAGCAATACCATCTAGTTTAGTACCATCGGTAGCTACGTCACGACCGTCAAAGGTAGAGTTAGTAGTGATTGCACCTGTCATAGCACCGCCAGAAAGGTTTAGTTTATCAGCTTCGTTAGCAAGTTCAACCCAAGCACCAGAGTGTGCGAAGTAGCCTTTACCTGTTGCATGGACGTGAGCAAACATACCGTGATAGGTAGTAGCACTAGGTAAGTCAACTAGGTTTGCATACATGTTAGCAAAGAGCATCTTGTTGCCATTACCATCAATGTCACCAGACAGAGTTCCACCAGTTAAAGTTAAATAACGTGCATCACCAACTGTTTGTACTTCTGTTGTTAGGCTTGCTGTTACTGCTTCGTTAGAGGCATTACCAATAAAGATGTTACCATCATTAAGGTTAGATACAGCTGCAGAACGACCAGCGCCCAATACCATAATAGAACCGTTGGATGCGTGTACTTTTATTACCCTAGCCATGTTCTGCAAAAGAGAACCTTCGCCTGTAGGCTTAGTAGCAGTAAGCGCCCCAGAAGTTCCGACCCATAGGACGTCACCTTCAGAGAAAGCACTAGTGTTAATTACACCTTGAATACGACCTACTATGACCAACTCACCTTCGGCACCGTTAGCAATAGTTTCGTGGAGTACACCTAAAGCTGGCATTGTAGAAGCAGAAGAGTTATCAGCTAGGCTCACTTCTGGGTGTTGACCTGCTACACCGCTTTGGTATACTACAGAACCCTGTGCAATAGAAGAACCTGTGTTGTTCACTACTGTTATAGCTACGTGTTCAGCATTTAGTTCTATTGTGTTAGCAGCATCATCATATACTACTGACATACCATCGTTAGATACTATCAAGGCTGCTACACGGTCATCCACGGCTTCTGAGAAGTCTGTTACTTCAGAGGCTGTGTGGGTGTGACCCGGTGTTGAGTAGTCAGTGATGTCGATGTAAGCAGAACCACTCCAACGGTGTACAGAGTTATCTGAGAGGTCAACATAAAGTTTACCTGTCTCACCTGTTGCTGGGAAGGATGCTGCGTTAGCAAATTCTATAACGTCATCGACATAGCTAGGAAGCTGTGCTGAAGGGACAAGACCAGAACTATCAAGAGTAGCAAGACCGTTAGCAACGCCTTTATCAGCATCTTTAAGAATAGTAGCATCGAAAGCTTCTACGGTAACACCAATGTCAGCGTCTTTCAAGATAGTAGCGTCAAACGCTTCTACTGTTACACCGATATCGGCATCTTTAAGAATAGTTGCATCGGCTGTTTCGTATGTACCAAAGTCACTAATTTGTGATTCAGTAATAGACAAAGCGGCTTGGTGCTGAGTTACAGCGCCTTCTACGATATTCGCATTAGGGACATCTGCCCAAGTTACTACTGATGAAAGGTCATTAGTCTCTGTGAAAGACTGCAGAGCGGAATCAGCTAAAGTACCCTGTGCAGCTGTAGCCACGCCAGCTTCAGCCAAGGTGTTGTTAACCCAAGCAGAGCCATTCCAAGCAAGAAGTTCACCTGAAGCAACAGAAGTGATTGTTACGTCTGATACGTCATCGATAGAACTAATAGTAGTTCCTTCGTTGTCAGTATCGTTAACCCATGCAGAGCCATTATACTTAAGAACTTGACCTGAAGTAGGTGTTGTGATTGTTACATCAGATACACCACCAAGAGCCAAAGTCTGTAAGGCAGAGTCTGCCAAAGTACCTTGTGCAGCTGTTGCGAAGTCAGTAGTAGCGGTTATAGAGTAAACACCAGAACCGTCAGTAGTCATTAGACCAGCACTAGCAAATTCACCATCAACAAGAACATCAGCGTGTGATGTTTCAGATTGTAAAGCAGAGGCAGCAAGAAGACCTTGCGCAGCTGTAGCATAGTCTGTAATGGATGTAGTAGCAACGTCACCTAAACCTAGGTTAGTACGTGATGTAGCAGCGTTAGCTACGTCAGCTAAGTTCTGAGCAGCAAGCAAGTCACCTGTACCAGTACCAGATGCACCCTGTGGACCTGTCGGACCTTCTGGACCTGTTGGACCTGTTGGGCCTACTACAGTAGAGTCAGCACCCTGTGGTCCAACGAGCGTAAGAAGCCATGCAGCTTCAGTACCTACGAAACCCAAGTCTACTGCTGTCTGATAAGCGCTTTCGCCAGTTACACCAGTGTCGCCTTTAGTACCTTGGCCACCTGTACGAGACAGGCTAATTGAAATTTCGTTTTTGGACAATGTTGTTGAATAAGACATGATTATACCTGCTCTGTTGGGCTGTAAAGGATTTCAACGAGACCACGGAGAGGTTTCCATATCTGTTGTGCGGAGCCTGTACCTGTGTCTGCGATTTCTAAACCAATCCAACCAAAGGAGGGTTTGTGTGGTAGAGGCTGAGTTGCATAAGCATTAACCAAGCTCTCTGGAATAACGATTTTAAATGTGTTGTCTGTTGGGTCGGTATCTAGGATAACGAGGTTAGTAATAACCCCTCCAGCTACTTCCGTGAGAGGCATCTCTTCTTCAAGCCAGTTAAGGTTAGAAGAGTCTGCTTCTACTATCTTACAGACGATTGTAAAGCCTGAAAGGCTGGTCAACCAGTTTAGGGTTATGTCTAGGTGAATCTGTTCACCATCGATTACGGATACTAGTACAGACCCGTTGTCACTCAGTAAATCCTTAGACTTACTATTAATTCGAGTTCTTGCCATTTTTTATCTCCTCTGTCGAACCTCAGTTGGACATATAAGGGTTATAGGGGTACGCTCCCCCCGGAGGGGGAACGCAATTTTTATATTAGTTATGGTGTGTCTGTTACCAAATCACCAGCAACAAAGTTATAACCAGTCAAAGGCGCAGAGCCTTCGATGTCAGCTATAGTTGTTACAGAGGACTCTATCTCATAGTAGTTTGCAGGGGCTGTAGCCAAAAGGCTTAAGTCTTGTGCAGCACCGCTGTTATAGATAGTCGCCACGTTAGCAGTTTGGTCTGTATTCCAAATAGCTACTTGGTTGATAATACCGTCATAGTAGTTGTTGTGTACGTTAGACGCTCTACCAATACGATAGATGTTGTCGCTTGCGTTAGCACCACTTATAGCACCATCGTAACCACCATTGGTAGCAACACCAATCTTAAACTTAGCTACTCCATCAACAAAGATGTTAAACCTACCATAGTAAGCACCAGATTGATTAAAGTCAACGCCAGTAGTTCCACCATCAAAAGTAATCATTACATGTTGCCATGTGTTGTTTACAAATGAGTTAGCGGCTACCAGTATGATGTTATCATAAACAGTACCGTAGTTTAGTACTAGTGTAGTTCCACCTGATTGTTTTAGAGTAATAGCTCCACCATTGTAATCATCACCTGCACCATAAACTAGTAAGGTCTGATTACTTGTGTTTGACGTATCTGGTTTAACCCACATAGAGATAGTCCAACCATTACCGTCACCATTTGTTGCTCGTTCTAGAGCAGTCATGTTGATAGGGTTGCCTTGAAGCCATTCTGTTGTACCATCGAAAGTCAAAGACTTAGAGTTAGTGTAAGTCGCTTGTGTTACGTTGATAGTTACGTTAAAGTTAGTGATACCACCGATAGCGTTAGCAGCTTTACAAGCTATGACATAAGAGTCAGTAGAGCCTGTGAAGGCAGCTGAAGTACCAATGAACTGTCCTGATACTTGGTTTAGTACTGCCCAAGTTGGAGCATCACTTTCGCCATACATGTTAACAATATCAGAGTTAGCATCTAGTGCTATCTGGAAGTTAAACGCTGTGTTCTCTTCAACAGTAAATGACTGGTCAGAAACATCAGGAGCAAACGTTAGGTTAGGTTGTGAACCGCCTGTAATAGACTGCTTAGAGATTTCTGGAATAGAGTAGTAAGCACGGTTGCCTTTAACACCAAAGAAGAGGTGTAGAGGGGTAGTGCCGTCACCATCTGATTTGCGTGTAGCAATCTTTACATTTCGGTCTTCATCATAGAGTGTGATTGTGTTGTCAGTTGTGTAGCGTAAGCTAAACATACCCGCAATTGCACCTGCACCACCATCTCTGTATTGATTCAGGCTTGCACTATAGAAATACCCGCCACCAGAGTGTGTTGCGTTTGTATTTGCATTCCAATCTGAAACTCCAACAGCAGTATCAAATACGATAGCTTCGTTATTCTGGTAAATCCAAGTGTGTTCCAACTGCTCTTCTGCTGTAGCAACACCTGTAGCAGCTGCTGTATAACCTGTACCGAAGAAGTCGCCTGTACCTGCCTCATCAAGCATAAACATAATCTTCTCACCGGGGAGAATAGAGATGTTAGACTTAAGCACTGTGTGGTCTAGGATGCCGTTGATAATACCTGCTTCAGTCCCAGCAAAATCGTGTACAATTTCCCAAAGGAAAGAAGTAGAGTCGATAATACCGTTAGGGAAGGTTGAGTTGTTGAATCCACCAAACTGTAGGTTGAACTCAGTGACACTTAAAGCAATAGTCGTCTTACCGACAACAACCTCAGTACCGCCCGACAAGTCCATCAGAGTCAGATGTCCATCATTGCCAAAGCGAATAGACATAGGTGCGTTGTTAGTAGCTGTATAGCCACTTGCGTGGTAGGTTGTTATGTCTGTGTTAGTAGAGCTTGTGAACTTACCATTGCCGTTAGCATAGCTAAACACTGTGTTCCAGTTACCAGCGGTTGATTGGTCAGTGTAAGAAGTTGCTACTTCAGCACCATCCCAGATACCCAAACGAAGTTGATTACCTGTGTCCATGTTGAACTTGAACTCTTGTCCACGTTGTAGCTTTTGACCAAAGTAGTACGGACCTTGTAAGCGTACCTCAGTACCACCGACTAGGGTAGTATTGATGGCGTTTGAAGCGACAGGTTCGTTAGCGTTAGCGCCGTAGGAAATGTACCACTGGTCATTAACCGCACTCATTGTAGAGCCGTTAATCATGTTAGCAGCATCAATAGTAACAGTTGAAGCATCACCCATTGTTAGTACAAGGTTAGTGCCTACAACAGCACCGCTAACTACTTGTGTGCTTGAGCCTGTGGCCAAAGAGGTAACATCTACAGTAATAACAGAGCCAGAGTTAGTAGTAAGGCTCATTGTGTTACCAGAAACTGAACCACTTACTATTGTAGTATCGTTGTCAACAGCTAGTCCCGCTACATCAACAAATACTGAAGTAGCATCGTCCATAGTTAAGGTAATAATGTTGCCATTTAAAGCACCACTAGCTACAAACTTGTTAGTATCTACGCCTAGTGTAGTTACGTCAACAGTGTAAGAGGTAGCGTCTGCTAGTGCCAAAGTAAGGTTATTGCCACTTAGAGTAAAGCCAGTTACAGGATTACCCTGAGAAGCAAAGCTCTGTGTGTTAGTAAACAAGTTATTAAGTTCTGTTACAGCGTTATTCAATACAGAGTTCACAAAAGAACCGTTGATACTCACAGCAGAGACTGGCAGGGATTCAATAAGAATCTTAGCGCCATCTTTAACCATAATCTTAATCTCAGTACCATTAGCAATAGCTTGTATTGTGTTAATGTTATGAGGAATAAGCATCTGTGAACCAGCCGCTAGGGACAAGTCTTTAAGAAGAATAGAGGTACCTGTAGAGTCAACACTAAAGTCCATAGCCTTATACTTAAGGTAAGGAGAGATTAGCTCTAGGTCTTTGTCTTCAAACAAACGGTTGTGTACTGTTGCTTGGTAGCGTAGCAAACCAGTGTTAGGGTCTACAATGTCACCTTGACGAACTTGGAAGATACCTAAGTCTACATCGTCTGAGTTACGTACTTTATGTATTTCAGCAAATAGTGTAGTACCAGCACGAACGTCTACAGGGTGGTCAAAGAACCACTCAATAACGTCACCCGGATAGATTACAGCACCCGCTGAAGACCTTGCCGCAGAACGAGGAAGTTCTTGCATGTATACCTGACGACCGTTAATTGTAATGCGGTATTCTAGTCTTACGTCAGCATCAATTTGTTCAGCCGCTACTGTAGTAATACCTAAACCAGATATGTTGATACCAAAGTAGTTGTTACCAGCATAACCAACAGAGGTCAGAGGGTCTGGTGCGCCACCGAGAGGCAAGGAGAACATGTCAGTATAGACGCGACCACTTGGAGGGATGAACCCTGTGCTGTCTCTGTTAGTTGTTATAGACTGGTCTTTAAGACCACCCCACATAGGGAAGAAGTTAATGTCACTTGATAGGTTAGTGAAGTAAATGTTCTCTGAACCAGAAGACATCTTGTGCTGTTCACCAAGGTAAAGTGAGTTAAGTGTTGTTTCAATAGCTTTAGTAGAGGTAAGCCGACGAGTGTTTTCATCGTAGTTCCAGTGGGATAGGAATTCCTGTTGGTCTGTTGTTAGACCAGTACCAGTAATACCACCACCACCAGTGCTAGGAATCATATTTGAGAATACATTTTCTGACATTAGCTATGCTCTGCGTAGAAGCATTCAGCTGAGTCACTAACAACAACCCGAAAGTAAGGGGCTATTACTACTTCTTCAATAGTGCTTGCTGTGTAGTTCTTAATAGTAGTCCAAGGGCCAGCACTTGTAAGCTTTGCTTGAAGGTCTACGGTGCCTGTTGTAATGTGAATTTGTACAACGCCCCGTCCGATTTTAGAGTCGTCGTTGTAGTTGCCATTGACTTCCAAAGAAGTATAGCCACCTGTAAAAGTGTTGTCGCTTGTAGCGAACTTTGTTGCATAATTAGCCATAATTAGTCCTTGGGTTATTTGTTAGGAGAAACAGCAAACCCCGTGGGGTTCACTGCGATAGTTTGTTATAGACAGTATAGTTAGCCTTGAAGGACAAGAAGCGCGACTATCAGTTCTGTAGTGTCTGTTTGAGTTATAGCCACACCCTATTTGGGGTAACCGGAGTAACTCCATAGAATTCGTCTATTGATTCAACAATGGTACGTTCTGTGTCGTTAAGTAAACGAATGTTTAAGTGCCAACCTGTTACTGCTACTGTCTCTGGATAGTCCATGCCATCAGCATTTGTAAGAGTAACACCTGTGGTCCCATAGATAGTACCTATGACATCTATAGCGTAGTCTGCTGTGTTAGTTACTAACTCACCCTCTTCGTTGTAGAAGTGAGACAGTACTAAAGGCATAGCAGCTTCGTTTGCTAGCTTAATGTAGAAGTCGTTCATGTTGATGCCTCCGTAATACCAGCGTCTGTGATGTCTTCATCCCACATACGGAACTGTCCGATTGTACCCATGAAGACGTTACCAAGTTCTAAGTCAGTAGCTGTCAAGTCAGGGAGAATCGTAGGGGTTGTGTTGGCTACCAGGAGTGTACCCTCGTGAGCGCCGTTGATGAACGTAGAGCCGTGACGGGCTGCAATGTTGAACGGTACGTTGACGTCAGGGTTGTAAACATTGATTGTTCCAGCAACTTGGTCTAGGCCAGAAGTTGATTGTCTTTGGCTAAAGAGAGGTTGCCCCGTCCTCCCCGTTACTGTCTGCATGTTAGTGCTAATGTAGTTGG